GTAGTTGGAGATACACTTAGATTAGCACTAAATGGTACAGCACCGATTCCTTGATCAATAATAGCATTTCCAGATGTAGATCCAGTAACAGTCCATTGTAATGTCGTAGAACTTCCCGAAATTATAGCAGTTGGGGAAGAAGATATATCTGCAACTACAGGTTCATATACTGTTAAAGTTAAAGATCTAGAAGAACTAGTATAAGAATAATATGTTGCCGATAAAGTATAGGTGGTGGTATTCATAACACCAGTCACATTTCTACTACCAGAACTAGCAACTGATCCAATACCTTGATCAAATGATTGAGATGTAGAATTAGATACTGACCAATTCAATGTTGCCGTTTGTCCTTGAATAATACTAGATGGATTAATACTATAAGTGATAGATGGTGAAGGAAATATACACGATCCATCATCAACTAATGCACCTGAATTATAATTTGAAGCAAGGGGATTAGTACATCCTGCTGGTGGTGGGATATATCCAACCCAATCTATGGCAATACCCCAAGGTCCACCACCACTATTATTAGCATTAGCACTAAGAGTATATGTACCTGGAGGATAGTAATTTGAAGTAGTGACTAAACTTTGTCCTCGGAAACCACCCATCCCCATTTCATAGGTGCCATTAATATAAATTGCACCACTATCATCACAATTGGCATAAAATCTTTGCCTACCATAATTATTAAAAGTGATAGTCCAATAAAATGTTCTATTAGGACCAGCAGTACCAGAAGTATCACTACCACCTATATTATAGATGTTCATGAAACTAGACCAATTTGGCTCAAAATATTGACCACTAAAACCTGAAGTATTAGGAGATCTACTTGTAAAACTAAAATCTTGGGTCATAGGTCACTCTCACGAAGATCATGCCACGTTGATTCATCATCAAATCTAACTTGAATAGGTTCAGTTGCTTTAATTTCTACTGGAATATCAATATTTTCAATCATCATAGGATCACTTATGACAGTCTCATCATCTGGACTCAAAACTTCTGATCCTGGCAACTGATCTGTACTAGATGGAACATTCATACCAACAGGCACCAAATCTACATCTACATTGATGATTGGTGTACTAGCAATTACCTGTCCAGAATTCCCAGTAGCAGTAAAATTATATTGTAAAGTAAATGGTCCTTGATCATTCCATGTAATATTAGGATTGAAAGTAGTAACTATTTCAGCAGCACTTTGATCATCACCATTTCCTGCCAATACTTGAGTAGATTCAGTAGTAGAAATAAAACTTCCAGTAGCAGGATCTCTGTATGAATATGTTTCACTAACAGAAACACCTTGAGATGCATACCTATACGTCAATGGAATACTTAGTGACTCTCCATAATCGATATCACTAACTTGAGTGACACTAAGTTGTGGTATTTGATATACAACTATAGTTATTGACTTTGTAGCTGAACCCCCAAGATTTACTGCAGTATATGTATAGGTTGTTGTTACAGTTGGAGTGACAGTAACATTTCCAGAAGTTCCTGGAGAACCATTGTAACCAGTTAAGGAAGTGAAAGTCATTGTACTTCCTGTTGCTCCCCAATATAAAGTTACAGATTCACCACGAATGATAGCATTATTGGCATCACTTGAAGTGAGAGTTACTGTCGGTGGTACATAAACAATAATAGTTACACTAGCAGTATCAGTTCCACCTAAATTTGTTACTGAATATGTATAGGTTGTTGTTGATGTAGGACATACTGTAGTACTACCAGAAGTTCCTGGAGAACCAGGATAACCAGTTAAGGAAGACGATGTAACATTGTTTGCTATTCCTACCCAAGAAAGAGTTGCACATTCCCCAATAATAAGTGTACTATAATTAGAACTGATAGAAACTTCAGGTGGAATATAAACAGTAACACTTAAACCAGCACTGGTAGAACCAGCAGGATTTGTTGCGGTGTAAGTATATAACGTAGTATCCTGTGGGAAAAATGATGCAGTACCACTAGTTCCTGGTGTTGGTCCATAATTACTTAAAGAAGTTGATGTAATAAAATCACTACCAGTATACCATGTTAAATCTATAGACTGACCACGAATGATAGCATTATCAGCATCATTTGAAGTAAGACTTACAACTGGTATTTGAATAACAGTAATAGTTACCGATTTACTATCAGATCCAGCAGCATTAGTTGATGTAAATGTATAAGTTGTGGTTGTAGTAGGACAGACTTGCGTTACTCCACTAGATCCTGGATTTGCTAAACCTGTTAAAGTACTATTAGTAATAAAATATCCAGATGTACTATAAGTTAAATTCACACACTGTCCAAGATTAATCCTATTATCACCATCACTTGAAAGAAGATTTACTGTTGGTGGTTCCAATACAACTGTAATAGTTAAACTGGTTGTAGCAGTTCCAGAAATATTAGTTGCAGTATATGTATAGGTTGTTGTAGTTAAGGGAGTAGGAAAATATACACCACTACTTCCCACTGGACTAGCAATAGGATTAGTTACAGTTCCAAAAGCATCTGTCGCAGTAAAAGAAGTACTATCACCAGCACCAGTTCCAACATCAGTAGCAGAATAGGTAAGAGTCACATTAGTACCTGTAACTACTGTATTGTCAGCATCATTTGAAGTGAGACTTACTGTAGGTGGAGGTATAGGAATGTTTATCACATAAGAAACTTCAAAATATCCAAAACTGTTCGTGCTTGGTGATGGATTACTAATTGATGCACTATTTACATACGAAGTATTATAATATCCACTACCCATGCCACCACCACCTCCAGGAATATGATTACCCGCACCGAATCCAATGCCGCCACTACCGCCTGGGTTTCCTCCACCACCTCCACCACCTCCAGCATTTGCTGAAGTATTTCCATTGCCTCCAGTGCCACCATTACTGCCATTATTACTAGTCGTTATCGTAGTGCCATATTGTCCAGTTTGTCCCCCTAAAAACTGAAAATCTACACATCCACCACCTGCACCACCACCTCCACCTGCTTCTGCTATTAAAGTACTACCCAAAAACATGGCACTAGATCCACCGCCACCTGCGCCACCACCACCAGCACACCAAGTTTCGTTGCCTGGTTGAACACCACCTGCTCCGCCATAATGATAACCATATCCTCCTGCAGATCCAGCATCATATCCTCCTGAAGCAGCGTTATATGCTCCAGGTTGTCCAAGAATTACTGATATAGTAGAACCATAACTTCCTCCTAGACTATTGCTAAGAGTCCCTGTCATATACTGACCAATTGCTCCATAATATGTTGGGGAACATGGTAATGCACCACGTCCATCGATATCATATGATGGACCAGCAGTTCCACCTTTAGCACCACTAAGAACAAATTGAATATCCTCTGCATATTGAGGAATTGTAACTGTGCCGTTTTGAACTAATTGTTGGGTAATTCTGGACATAGTTATAAACTACTTTTGCGAACGTTATTCCAAGATGCTTCAATATCTCCATCATCATCATCAAACTTAACCTGAATAGGTTTATTTGCTTTGATCTCCACTGGTATATCTATATCTTCAATGACAATTGGATCACTGATAACAATTTCTTCTTCGGGTGCAATAACTTCTGGTTCTCCTGGAAGTTGATCTTCGCTATTTGGTATATTAATATAGATTGGTTCCAAATCAATCTCTACATTAATAACATTAGTATTCAATTGAGTAGAACCACCATTACCATTAGCAACTAAAGTAAACTGACAAGTGAATGGTCCCTCTGTACCCCAAGGAATATTAGGTTCAAAATTATTAACTACTTGTGCAGAATTTTCATCGTTTCCTGTTGCAGGCATAGTAGAAGATTGAGTACTACTGACAATATTACCAGTGGCAGGATCTCTAAATGAATAAGATTCAGTAACAGCAATACCTTGAGATGCATACCTATAGGTTATTGGAACGGATAAAGCATCACCATAATTAATTTGAGATGGCAAATTACCAGAAATTTGTGGTTTTTGATATACAATAACCGTTGTAGAGTCTGTATCTGAACCACCTGGACCTGATGCGGATATGGTATAAGTTGTTGTAGTAGTTGGAGATACACTTTGATTAGCACTAAATGGTACAGCACCAATCCCTTGGTCAATTAGAGCATTTCCTGACGCATCCCCAGTAACAGTCCATTGTAATGTTGTAGAACCACCAGCAACAATTGAAGTAGGAGTTGAGTATATATCTGCAACTACAGGATCGTATACAACTATACTTACATTTGCCGAATCATTTCCTCCATTACCAAACGCATTCAGTGTATATGTAATATCATCTGATGGGGTTACATTGATACTACCACTTGAAGCAACACCACCGATTCCTTGATCAATTGACTGGGAATTAGAGTCACTAACAGACCACGATAAAGTTACTGTTGTTCCTAAAATAATAGAATTATCACTTACCGTAAAACTATTAATTTCAGCAATACTTAATGCATACGATAAAGACCCAAATCCATTGCCACCAACACCGCCTTGACTGGCAAGTGAAATTAAATCAGAACGATATCTTGATCCACCGCCAGCGCCGCCACCACCACCAACAGAACAATCAGTACCTGCACCGCCGCCGCCTCCACCACCTGCTCCGCCGCCACCAGCGCCACCACCGCCGCCGTCTCCACCACCTTTGTTAGCACCATTACCACCATTACCTATACCAATTCCACCATTAGTTGCACTAAATCCTTGACCACCACTTCCATTACCACCAGGACGTTGTGGTCCTCCACAAGCATAGGATCCACCTCCGCCAGCACCACCGCCTGCGGCAACTGCTACTAGTGTTCCATTTAGATAAAATGCTCCTGCAGCACCTCCACCACCTCCACATCCAGACCATCCACTAGTTCCATCAGCACCTCCAGTACCACCATCTCCATTAATAGGACCATTTTGTCCACCTGGACCACCATTAACAGCACCAGCACCACCAGGACCATTAGATCCTGCATATCCAATATATCCAGTAAATGAACGTGGCGATGATGAGGTTGGTATATTAAAACTTCCATATCTTCCATTACCACCGCTGCCACCAGGACCGCCAGCATCAGAACCACCCGATCCACCACGTCCACCACCAACTGAAAATGATACACCAATGGCACCACCAGGAATAGTTCCTGACGTTCCTCCAAAAGAAAAACTAACCGTTACTGTTGAATTAGCCATTAAGTTTACCTTTAAATAATTACCATTTACCTATTGGGCATGCTGCAATAGGAAATAATACCTTTGCTTTCATGAAACAACCACATTTTCTACATTGTCCTGTAGAAGATCTAAACTCAGGACATGTAGCACATATATCCATACGTTCTCTGCCCTTTTGTTGTACCTTTTGTAAAAACGTCATAATATCAAAATTTAATAATATACAATACGATAATAAACGGTGTTGTAGCTCTGTCTAATTTCTTAAAACTTTCTGTGCCAACATTTACAGTAGAATATACTCCATCAGCAGGAATATCAAAAGATCCGTGTTGATATTGAAAATTATGTTCATAAACTGAAGGTTTGTCTATCCTATGTTCATGTTGTGATGGGAATTGATTACTGATATCACTAATTTCCATGAAGTTACCAGAACCAGAGTTACCTGACAAAGTACCTTGGTCTTTACCATCACCACCAACAGCATGCTGTGCAGTATAGTTTAGAACACCACGGTTAGACATTTTATGAGCATGCCCTTGAATATTTTCAATATCTAGAAATTCTGTACTAGAAGTAGTATCAAATGCATACTTAGGAGCAGATTTAAAATCATAATTATCAAATTGTTTAGTACCTTCAAAACTACCAAGAAAATCACATGTCAATTGATTTCCTTCATTACAAAAAACTTCTACTGCTGGACCAACTCTAGTGGTTTCTTCATCATCTGCTAAAAAATTGATATAATCACCAACTGATCTACTAGGAATAATAACTTTAGATCCAAGATCAGGCAATTGAAATTGTCCTAGATCATTAATATCTGGATCAGCGTCACGTACAATACTACCAGGTTTTTTAAACTTAGTTTCATTACCAACGCCTAAAATTTCTGATAATGCATAAAATTCATCAGCATTTTTAATAGCACCATTACATGGCAAAAACCCACCTGGAAGATAATCTTTCCATGTCTGGTTATTAGGATCAGAAATACTCTGGGTAAATTGAGTAGCATGGATTTGAATTGATCCTGTTACTCCACCAAAACCTTTTGATTTGACTCTTGCGTAGTTATTTGTATTGGATGTTGCCATTAGTATGCTCTAATTAGATACAGTGTAGTGACGCCTGGTTGGGTGGTATTAAAATTAATTTGCAAAACACCCTGGTTTCTAGTATTATCTAGGTTTAGATTTGCATTGGGAGCAGAAACGTCAACTTGAAGACTAGATTCTGGTTGCAAACCAGATCTTACAAAGTTAACTTCAAATTCTTCATGAGTATGTGGTCTGATGACATCTTGAACACCAGGAGATGCTTGGTTTAAATTAAAATCCCAAGCAGGATTAGAATTAAATGTATCATATTCTGTTCTAGATCCATCAGCCTGATCTACGTAGTATGTGGTAAAACCAGATGGAATGATAATATCACCCCCACCAATTTTATATTTTGCTTCTTCTTTAAAATCATTTGAATTACCACCAATGACACCACCCGAAAAACCATTAATAGATCCACGTTGATTACTTGGTTCAGTTTCTTTAACATTAATTGGATTCCATACACATTCTTTTGGAGTCCAGTTAATAGGTGGACTTTCTGCTCTAACACCACCAACAGTTCTGCCAGCTGGTCCTTGACCAAATCCATTTTTTCCACGTTGCTGATCATTCATATCGAATGACATTTCCAAAGTATCACCAGATGGACCTGGTTCATTATCAGTAACATCTAATTCAAAGTTAAATGTGACGTTACTCCATGGAATAACACCTTCTCCAGGTGTAGAAAGATTAGTTGACCCAATAGTAGGAATATTCCTACCACCATGTTTATGTCCTTTCAAATGTGCTCTTCCTAGTTTTCTAGGTCCAAAGTATACAGTTTTAGAACCTTCTCCAGTTCCAGGGACCACAAAATTGCCAGAAATTTTTCCGCCGTAGAAGTAATTTCCTTCGGCAGTTTCCTCACGTTCATTCAAAGTAAAAATTACATCAGTTGCAACGTCATTGAAAGTATTAGGAACACCGTTATCAGTATTTGGTCCAATGTATGGACTAATTTCTGAAAACGCAAGACTGTCTTCATCCTGAGGTAAACCTGTATTACCTGCACCAAAATACGTTGACTCAATATCGCATAAAGGTCTATTAATCAATGCTGGAAGTACAATATCACCTGAATAGGTAGGAAATGTACCACCAAAAGTTGATGGACCTGCATTATAAGTATCTTGAATTGTTCTAGCAAGTAGGGGAAAATCTCGTGCCGAAATAGTACTGCCGTCACATACAATCCAACCTGCTGGAATTTTGGAGATTGCTCCAGTCCAGGGCATAATTGTACCGATGGCGGCAGCTTTTGCTGTTTTAATTCCCTGATAGAAGGGCATAGAATTATACCTCGATTAAATACCAACCTGCTTTAGATGCAGGTGCTCCAGGATTACCATCTGATGTGGAAATTCCTGCGTATACTAAACCAAACGACGCATTAGGTGTCTGGACAACTAGTTCACCACCAGTATGTGAACCTGCATTTAGGTTAACAAGTGCAGTTCCTGTGTTAGATGTAGTTCCTTGAATAGGAGTCAAAGCAAACGCACGAACAATTAGTGTCTGATTATATGTTAGAGTACCACCAATATCTATAATGCGAATCATGTCACCCATCTCTGGTGAGTCAGGTAACTTAAAGATAGTATTTCCAGAAATATTCAAGAAGTAGTTAGTATTTGCTTCACCAATAACGATAGAGTCTGCTGAGTACTCCCACTTCATCGCACCTGTAGGTGAGAAGTAGTTACTAATACCAGCAATGTTGACTGAACCATCATCATCAACTGCAAAGACTTCACTTCCGTTCTTGTTAACAACGAGATCACCACCATTAACAGTTAGATCACCAGCAATCTTAACGTCACCTCCAAATTCAGATAGTCCATCACCAAGAGCAGAGAATGAACCATATGTTTTGAAGTCACCAACACCATCCATTGTTAGACGTGGGGTGATTCCATCAACAGCAAAGATGTTAATGTTGCCACCATTCATCAATAGGTTGCCAGTTGCAGAATCAACCTGGAAGGTTGTAAGTCCTGCACCGTTATTGATATTGAATACTTCAGCAAGAGGAACTGTTGCTCCATTTAAAGTAATGGATTTGTTAACATCTAGCGTACCTGTGGTTGCAATGTTACCACTGTTACCATCAACAGTAAGTCTGTTGTATCCAAGTCCCAATCCAAGTGAACCAGTAGAGATGATATCACCAGTAGTAGAATCAACTTCAAATGTAACTACTTCAGATCCTGGGATACCACCATCATTGATGGTTAGTTTTTGAACATCGCTAGCAATAACATCAGCAACAGAAACAAATTCAGTTCCGCTGAGTCTCAAGAAATCTTGAGTAGTTAGTACACCACCGAATTCAGCAACACCAATTCTTACATTAGCACTACCAGCACCAATGCCAACAAATTCAGTCTGGTCAAGTTCATCATCCTGATTAACATCAGAACCAGTAATGAATGATGCTGCACTCTGCTTAATAAGTTTAGCAATTACAGTACCATACTGACCACCTGGGTGATCGGTCCAACCTTCATAATTATTTGCTGAAATATAATCACCAGTGCCTTCTTGTGCTCTCTCGACTGCAAGTCGGAAACCTTCAGAATCGTTGGGGTTTGTAAGGTTAGTTAGACCAACAACACGAACAATTTCAGATTTTGCTTCGTCACGAAGACCTGTAATAGAACCACCACCAGTAACTGTTACTGTATCAGGTGTAGCAGCGTTGCCACGATCAAGTAGGAGTAGATCACCAATAAAGAAGTCAGTTGCTGCTGGTGTAGAGATAGGCAGGTAATAGACGTTACCTGGATCATTAACACCGTTGATATCAAGAGTGATATCAGGAGCACCACCACCACCTAAAGCAGCATCAGGTAGTGTTAGTTGATCGTTGTTATTGTATCCCGTACCAGAAGCAGTAATGGTAATTGTAACAATACCATCAAATGCAACCAGTACATCAAACTTGGCACCACCACCTTGACCACCTTGTGCTTGAACAGAACTGTAAGTACCAGCAGCACGTAGGCTATTAGGATCAGTAGTTTGAACATTATCGAAACCAGCAATCTGTCCACCACCAGCAAGGTCATTTGTACCACCCCAGAGTGCGTTACCAGAAGTAACGATCTGTCTACCAGTAGACTGATACTTGTAGAAGTCAATGTTAGGAAGATCAAGACTTCCAGTGCTGTGAGCAACAATAGGTGTACTGAATCTACCTCTACCAATCTCAATAATACCAGCGTTAGTACCACCGTTAAGTCTAATGTTACCTTCTACTCTCAAAGATGCCTCAACACCTAGTGAGTTTCTGATAGTAGATGTACCACCAAGTGAACCAAGTAGTAGTCTGTTTGCACTTGTAAATGCATCTACTTGTGTAGTTCTGTCATCACTGAACAGAATTGCTTTTTTAGTTCTACAGAAGATATTAGAAGTACCAGTTCCAGCAGCAACACCATTACCAATTTCAAGTGAACCACTAACGATTGTCTGATATGTGCCAATCAATGTGCTGGAGTTAGTATTGCCATAAGCACCACCAATAGAAACTTCACAACTATTTGCAGGATCTGCAGATACTGTAGCAATATCAACTGAAGCAGTAGTTGAGTTCTTATGGATACTCAATAATGTAGTGCCAGCATTGGAACCAATTCTAACAACTTGATTGTTAGCAGAGTTACCAATAGCAAGCGTTTGATCCTGTGTTGTATTGTTAGCAAAGTTAATTTGCTGACCCTCACCCATTAGGTTAAGGATAGTTGAGTTGTTGTTAATGAAACTGAATGTGTTTGATGTAGAGTTAATATCTCCACCATCAACACTGATGTCATCTTCAATCTTGAGGTTTCCAGTGATGCGAGCATCACCAAAGACAACAAAGTTGCGATCTAGTTCTTGCTCAGGAAGCAATCCAAGCGTGGTGTTAACACCAAGTCTACCACCTGTTTTATATGTGGATGTGGCGGGTGTTACTACATCACTAGTTGAAACACGTAAAGTTGCTGATTGAGTAAGATTGTTACTATCACCACCAACCAGGAATGCATTATCTTGCTTGATAAATCCTTGGGATGCTAGATCACCACCAGTGAGTGCTTCTCTAACATCAGAATTCATCGAGTTATCGTCATAACGATTAGTTGCATTGCCTGCAATATCGTATGTGACTAGGGTCTGACCAGAGATGAATGCAGTACCTACAACATCAAGGTTTGCTCTAGGAATTGTAAAGTCATCAACATTACCTTTACTGACTGCATTATGATCTGTTCTAGCGACGGTGTTAATACCAACTCTAAAATCACCACGTTCTTCAGTTCTAGTTCTGATTGATTCAGCACCTAATACACCAACTTCTTTCCAGTTAGCAGTAGAACGAAGAATGTCAGCACCTGTTGCTTGATTACTCCAATCATAGGATAGACCACTATCAATTACCGTATCAGTTCTAACATAGAAGAATGAAGCAGACGGTGTGAATACTGGAGCACCAACCAGCAACGACGTGATGGGCCATGTACCATTGATGTCGGTGTTCTCGAAGTTCTGAATTCTGATAAAGGAATCTTCTGTAATCTTATTACCAGAATTTGTCTGACCAGCAGCCAACGTAACTTTGATAATTTCTGTGCCAGTAGACTCGATTTTAAGTACAGAACCTTCAAATGTTAGGTAATCATTAACGTAGATCCAACCAAGAGATCCACTTAGTCCTACTGTATCGCCTTTTAATAGAATATCTCCAAACTCAACAGGGGCAGTGCCATTATAGATAACTTCTTGTTCAGTAAGGTATCTGTCACTATTCTGCCAAGGTACAATGTTAGAAGGTTCGCCAGCAGCAAAATGCGTTCTGAACGAATAATTCTGTCCCTCTACACTATTAATCTGGCGTCTAGCATTGAGTTTATACAATGCAGCACGAACACTGTTCTCAGCAATAACAACGTCACCATCTGTTGGGTCAGGCCATGAACCACGGAATAGCGTGATATCGTCTGTTCCACCAGATACATTTGACTGAACTCTAAGTGCTGCTCCTTCTGGAGGATCAACACTAATATCAAGTGGACCAGCAAATGTTGCCTTACCTGCAACAGTAATGGTATTGTTGAATGTTACAGGCGATTCAAACGTTGTAACGAGTGAACCGATATCATCATCTTCGTCCTCAGAATCAACTAATGCAGCAGATTCAAGGAATGTTTCTTCACCAGTAATAGCATTAACTTTCTTGTTACCGATATACAGGTCACCATTGCTGTTCAGACCCGTGTAGAAGACGATACCACCGTCTTCACGCTTAGATTGAGCATAGAAGTCCTGTTTGTCAGTTAAGACCACTTCCTGGCGCAGTGGGAAACCAGTTGAGTAGTTACCTGGACCGAATCCAAGATACTCAAATGTGTGGTTACCAGATCTAGCAATAGATGGTCTACGAAGTTCAACGTAAAGTTTACGTTCTGTTGGGAACTGTGAGTCTCCAGAGATAGGAATCATTCTATCTTCTGAACCAGAAGTTGCGTTACCTTCCTGTGCTTGAATTCTGTTGTCCAGAATTGTGGAGATTCCAGTATTAGGATTGGTATAAGTAACGCTATTAGTATACTGATACTGATCAAGCATACTATTGAGGGTCATGTCAACGACCATCTCTCTAGTGCTGCTAGACTTAGCATCATTAACTGTTACTAGTCCATGAACATAGTTGTCAGCAGCAGAAACAGTTTGAGGAACATCAACAATAGCAGTATCTCTAACACCTGTTCCACCATCAACCT